ACCGCTCAAGGCTGGCGAATTCGACATAACCTTTGACTGCAAGCCACAGAGATGGCTGAAGAGCGGAGAGACTGCGGTGACGGTGGCGAGTGGTGATGCTATATCTAATCCGACGCTGTTTGAGAGTAGTCCGATGCTGGAGGTTACTGGATACGGTAGCGTTAATCTAAACGGTTACGAAATCGAAATAGACGGGGGCTTTTTAGGAGAAGTGGAGCTCTATGCTGGCAGCAGAAAACAATATGGGGAATTGCGACTTGATTTAAGTTCGCTTAATATCGGGGACACTATAACATGGAAGCAACCCGTAGTGGCGAATCGAATCGAGGGGCTGGACTATACGCGTGTGACATCACTTTCCATGACTTCAACGGGAGATGCGACTGGCACTACGGAGAGGTGGTATAGTGCCTTAGTGGTTCTGTTAACGGCTTTCCCAAATCTAACATTTGAAAAGGGCACATCGGCAACATATACGCAAACAATAGCTGCGGACGTCACGCTTTATTACGACCCTTATCCCGAGGCTCCAGCTACATATACGGAGTCGACCACCATCACAATCACATTGGGGTACGATGGAGAGCGGACCGTG